CTATGCTTATGTACACCCTAGCTACACTAAGCACTGGGAGCGTAAGGAAATTGCAACCACCTTCTACACTCCGAAGTCTAAGTCTTGGTATGCATTCATTCGGGGCATGGAACGACATGAGCAATTCCCTGTCATTGATAAGGGTGCTAAGGCTGACATTCGAGGTGTGCTTAAGCGACTGACTGAGTCGGCTGACAAGTACATTGAGGATGGTAAGTGGATAGAGGCACTGTCTAAAGACATTGCCGATGCTAAATATATTATGGAACACAACCTATGACAGAACAGAAGACATTCACCATCACTGTATACACCGATGCAGGGCATGGATGGGGCAAGGTGAAGCGTAAGGTGCTAGACAACTTAGGCATTGCCCCTGATGTAAGCAGCTACAGCTACCAGTACAAGGACAATGTGTACCTTGAGGAAGACTGTGACTTGTCGTTGTTGTTACAACGATTGCACTCAGATAATGTGTCAGTTAAGTGGGTCACTAAACACACCGATGGTGATAGCAAGATTCGTTCTTATGAAAGGTATGCATATGTACAAGATACAAACCAGACTGCGTGACAAGTGGTACTGCCTAGAGTTTGATGTAACAGACAGTGGCTTCTTTAAACCTAGACGCTATGTCACATTGAAGGATGCATCAAATGCACTGGAACGCTACCTCGATGGCTTGTTCTTTGCCAACAGGGAACAGGTAGACTTAGGAAACTTTCGTATAGTTAAGGAATGAAATGAATACAAAGATGTTAAGACATGTTCGCACTCTGTTTAACACCGAAGGTGTAGAGAGGCGTATCAATAGACACAACCAACGGCAGTGGGTGCGAAGCATTCGTTACCTCGGTGACAAGTGGTTGTTAGCTACACCAGTACAACGGAAGGAAGATGTAAATGCGTAAAGACAATCCGACTTGGCCTTTCCCTGCCAACCCACTACCACCCTCTCAACCGCCTGAGCCTAGACATGAGTGACATGGAGATGTATACTTGGTTCTTTGCATGTTGGTGCATAGCAATGGTGGCTATATGGATGTAGACCTTAGCTATCAGCTAGGCTTTGTACATGGGCTGCGAAGCTTAGGCATCAGCTACCAGTGGATGAGCAGAGACTACATCAAGGGCTATGCCAAAGGCACTGAGATGAAACGACTACACCTATTACAGGAGGAAAATTATGTTAAGCGAAGTGGACATCAGGGACTTCGACAAGCAACCAGTGACACCGCTGTACTCAGTGAAGCCTAAGAGCTATGTACAATGCCCTCGCACTGAGGCTGTCTACTACTTCGATCACATCGATGGCATGTATAGCTACTGCCTAGATATGTTCGGTGACACTATCCATCTAGTAGCATGGATGGATGTGATACCTTTGGCTAAAAAGCCTGAGTAAACTGTAGGGGTATTGCACTGCCCCTAATTTTGTGGTTATAATTAAGCGTCAGTTGCTGACACTCACTCACTTTTCTTAAGGAAACATCATGGCTCATGTAATCTTCTCTCGCAATGTTAACAATTCTGCTCTCACAACAGAGCGTATCCAACAACTTGCCCCTGCTGCTTTCAGCACAACCAAGGCTGACCGCCTTACAGATCGTTATGTGTCATTGAACACAAGCGACATCATCACAGTGATGCAAGACTATGGATATGCACCAGTGCAAGCAGCACAGAAGCGTAGCCGTAAGAACAACCCTGCTCACTCAGCCCACATGTTAGCCTTCGCTAAGACATGGGACATTGACTTTGGCACTGAGGATATTCGTCCTGAGATTATTTTGTACAACTCTCACGATGGCACTGGCTCAGTGAAGTTGTTTGCAGGTTGCTACCGATTCATCTGTGCCAATGGCCTCATTGCAGGTGATGGATTCCAGTCTCGCATCTATCACAGTAAGGCACTGAGTGGCTTTGAAGACATGCTTCGTAACACTGTGGCTACCCTGCCTACCATGATGGAGCGTCTTGAGAGACTGCGTGGTGTGACACTTGACCCACATCGGTCTATATTGATGGCTAAGCGTGGTGTTGAGACACGATGGGACATGCTTGAACAGCAGACCAATGGTGTGTATGCTACCTTTCAGACTGTTGCTGATGTGTTGAAATTCCACCGCACTCAAGACAACTACATGGATGCATTCACTGTGTTCAACCGCATTCAAGAAGGTGTCATCCGTGGTAATGCATTTGTTAAGAGCCTGTCTGATAAGCACCCCAATGGTGTGACTCGTAAGGCTCGGCCTGTTAGCAGTGTGAAAGAAAACATCCGCATCAACTCAGAGTTGTGGGACATTGCCGAAGACATTGCCTTCGCTTAATCAACCAAGGCAGGGGCTTAGTCCCCTGCATAAGGAACACATATGATAGTAGACACGACAAAGATAGTAGGTACATTCACTGGTGGACATGAGGTGGTCACTGTGAACATTGGAATGCTCTGCTCTAATGAGGCAGTGTTTAAAATCTGTGACATATTAAAAGGTGAAGCTAACAACTTAGGCGAAGCCCTTGATCTAACAGTCACAATTACTATGGAAGATATTTGATGCATAAAGATAATGCGATAGGTATGTTCATGGGTCTGTTCATTGGTGATGCACTGGGTGCTCCATTGGAATTCATTCGTCCCGAACATATGACAGAGGTAACATCAGAGATGGTGGGTGGTGGTGTGCATGACACTGCCATTGGTGAATGGACAGATGATGGTGCTATGGCTGTTGCTATTGCTGATGCTTACATTAGTAAGGGTGGCTTTGCTCCGAGCGAGATTGCTGCCAACTTTAAAATGTGGAAGAAGACAGGACACTTTGGCACTAGAAATTATGTCTTTGATATAGGGCGTACTTGCTCAACATCCATTGATGCCATGACTACAGATCGTCCTTACATGGGAAGCACAGACTTCTATGCCAGTGGCAATGGAACTATCATGCGACTAGCTCCCATCATGTTAGCCAATCACAATGATGTGGGCTTAGCTATAGCTGAGAGTGTGGCTGTGTCGTTGATGACACATGGCACTCACAACATTGTTCAATGTACAGCAGGGTTTGTTTCGGAATGTATGGCAGGAACTAAGTTTCTAAACTACAACCGCATTCGTAACTACAACACAAGGAATGGTGAGCGTACTGTGAACACCATCATGCATGCTTATGCTCAAGCATGGAAGAGTGTTGACCTAAGCCATAGCTTCGAGGATGCAGTGGTGCATGCTGTCAACTTAGGCTATGACGCTGACACTGTAGGTGCTGTCACTGGTATGTTAGCAGGGCGCATCTATGGGTATAGCAACATCCCTAAGAGATGGCTCAAGGTGTTGGTTAAACATGATGAGTTGTTAGCTATGGCTGAAACATTATATGCACTAGGAGAAACAGATGAATGATTTAAAATTTACAACAGCAGGAAATTACATAGAGAGTAACAACATGCAATCAGCTTTCCCTGATCAATTCAAAGATGGCATGACCTTGCGTGACTACTTCGCAGCTAAGGCTATGGCTGTGCTGATGACCAGTGCATGGAGCATTCCACATGCTGAAGTGGCAAGCAAAGCTTATTGGTTTGCTGAACAGATGATGAAGGCAAGGGAACAAGAATGAACAACAAACTTGTTTATTTCTTTGCCATTATTTTCCTTGCTTTATTTTGGGGTGGTGCTATTTTTATAGCAAGAATAGACCCTTCCTATGATATGCGTAAGCAATGTTCATTGGCTTCATTTCATCCCGACATCACACCTGAGATGCGTGAGAAATGTCGTGAACTATTGAGGCATAAACTATGACAAGCATTACTCTACCTCGCTATGTGACACTGGCTAAGGCCACCGAAGGTGTCATCAAGTATCGCTACAACCCACCACAGGATGCAGTGGATGCAGGTGTGGTGGCTAGGCGTGTGCTTGGTGAAGACAAAGACAAAGCATTTGCTTTGGCTGCAGAACTAAATGCTCAGCTAGACAACTGGCGTAAAGAGCTTAGATATCTTAAAGATATCTCTGAGAAGACTAAGGTGGCTGACTTAGTCAAGGCATACAAGAACAACATCACTTACACAAAGCTCAGTGCTAAAGCACAGCGTGACTACATCTACTACCTACAGGGATGGCAGGATAGCAAAGCTAATGGAGTGACACTGTATCAATGTAAGCTTGGTGACTTAGTCACACCACATTGTCAGAAGATATATGAACAACATGCGGAGCACAGTGTTAGTCTAGCTAACCACACTCTAGCTGTCTATCGCTTGCTATTCAACTTCGCTATCCGTCATGGCTACATCAAGCACAACCCATTCAGCAAGGTGCTACGAAGGGCAGACAAGCCTCGCAGAACTGTGTGGAGCAGGGAAGATGTCAGAGCATTCATGAACACTGCCTACTCCACATTCAAGTGGCGTAATGTAGGACTCATTGTGCAGATGGGCTATGAATATGGACAGCGTATGGGGGATATGCGTAAGCTTAGATGGGATCAGGTTGACCTAGAGAAGGGTGTGTTGCACTTGGAACAAAGCAAGCGTAGGTCTAGGGTGACCATCCCCACAAGTCAGGGACTACTAACTATGCTGAGACAACAGCATGCTGAGTTTGGTTGGCAGCAATACATTGCACCATCCAATGTTCCTGATAGGAAGGGTGGCTTGCTACCTTACAGTTTGTTTAACTTGTCTAGAGTGGCTAAACAAATCTTAGCTGATGCTTCTTTGCCCAGTGACCTAGTGTTACAGGACTTGAGAAGGACAGCTATTACGGAGATGATTGAGGTGGGTGTACCCATCACCAACATCATGTCGGTGTCAGGTCATGCTACTCCGCAGAGCCTGACACCATACATCAAGAACACTTTGCGTAGTGCAACAGTGACACAGGAAATGCGAGGACTAGTATGAAGGTGTACATAGGGGGATACCCCAATTGGCTTGGACCATATCAACTGGCTGAACTAACAACCAAGGTTGGAGTTAGCAAAGCTAAGGCACAGCAATGGGGTGAGTGGCTCAGTGAAACATGGGTGGGTGATGTGTTGCAGTGGATGCACACTAAGAAGAAGCGCACTGTCATTGTGAAGCTTGATAGGTATGACACATGGGCTATGGATCACACACTGTCCCTCATCATCTTGCCAATGCTTAAGCAGCTTAAGGCAACACAGCATGGTAGTCCTAATGTGGATGATGCAGATGTGCCGAAGGCATTGCAAAGCAACTCTTGTTTGCCTAAGGAAAACAGTTGGGACATTGATGACAATCACTTCAAAAGGTGGGACTGGGTACTAGATGAAATGATATGGGCATTTGAACAAATGGTTGATGAAAATTCAACAGACAAATTCTATGACCACACTGCTGTGGATAAGAAGGCAGGACTAGAAGAGCAGATCAATAAGATTAAGATTGACTATGCAGGTATCGAGGTGCATGAAGCTAGGATGAAGAAAGCTTTCATGTTGTTTGGTAAATATTACAGAGGACTATGGGACTGATATGACAAGAGAAGAAATTGAAACTATCGTTGCAGATGAACTAGAGTTTTTACTTCGGTGGGAAAGCAACTTACCTGAGCCATCTCAGGACATGGAACTTATTAAAGCAGTTATGAGAGTGCTTCAAGAATTCAAGGTGCAATCATGAGTGCATGGCTTATCGCAATTGTAGGTTTAGTGTATACAGTGGTGGCAGTGGATCTGCTGCTCAAGGGAAGCACTGGGCTAGGCATAGCCTTTGTTGGTTATGCACTGGGTAATGTGGGTCTGTATATGGAGGCAGCAAAATGACATGCCCACATAGACACATCAAAACAATTTACTCAGAAGAGGATACTTTTACAAAGTATTGGGCTTGCTCTGAGTGTAAAGTTGAGTTTGTTCCCTCGCAACAACTAGGACAAAAGATAGAAGACTTCAACGAAGTTGAAAAGCTTAGCAATCTTGGTAAGCAGATTTTAAAAGGACTCAAATGAAACTGCATGAACTAGAAGACCTCATCCTAGCAGGATGGATGACAAGAGAAGACATTGACTCTGTGTTGTGGGTGTTGTTAGACAGAGAGAAGAAGCCTGATGAAGATGAGATATCCAATTTATTAATTGGACTCCATGCTATGCACGATGCTAGAATGTGCAAGCTATTTGAGGGGTACGCTGAAGTACTCAAGACCAACAAAGTTATCTACAAAGGCTATGGCATTCCTAAAAACACACCTACCCTGTGAGACATGTGGCAGTAGTGATGGCTTGTCCATCAACGATGACATGTCCACCAAATGTTTTGTATGTAATACATACATTCCCTCAATGAACAAAGAAAGACTTGAAGTGATTGATGTTGATACAGAAACGAAAGACACAAGCTCTTTCTTTAAAGACTATAACGAAGGTGTTAGTGTGTCTGTTTCAGACAGACGCATCAACAAAGCCACGATGGAACGCTATGGTGTTGTTCGCAGTGGTGGCTATTACTACTTCCCTTATTACGACAGCAACACCCAACTGGTAGCAGCTAAGCGTAGAGAGGTGAAGGATAAGAAGTTTACAACAGTGGGTGGGTGGAGCAAGGGTACATTGTTTGGACAGAACCTATACCCATCCAATGGTAAGTATCTCACCATCACTGAGGGTGAGTTTGATGCACTGGCTGCATACCAATTGACAGGTAGTAAATATCCTGTGGTGTCTATACGCACAGGTGCGGGTAGTGCATTGAAGGATGCCAAGGCCAACTACGAATACATCAACAGCTTTGAAACTGTGGTGCTGTGCTTCGATGGTGATGAGGCAGGGCAGAAGGCAGCAAAGGAAGTTGCTGAATTGTTTGGCAGTAAGTGCAAGATATTTAAACCTGATCCATCATACAAGGATGCATGTGAGTGGCTTGCTGAAAGCAAGGAAGCTGCATTCGTAGCCCGTTGGTGGGCAGCAGAGCCATTCATACCTGATGGTATTGTTAGTGGCACTGGATTGTGGGAACTAGTATCTAAACCAATGGAAGCAGCAGACTGTTTCTATCCTTGGAAGGGACTGAACGACATCACCTATGGCATCAGAGCAGGTGAGCTAGTCACATTCACAGCAGGTAGTGGACTAGGTAAGAGTCAAACCCTAAGGGAAATTGTGTGGCATCTATTGCAGAACAGCAGTGACAACATTGGCTTGATGTTCTTGGAAGAGAGTGTGAGAAAGACTAGCCTATCCATGATGAGCCTTGCTGCTGACACGCCTCTGCACCTGCCTACATCTGTGGTGTCTGATGCCATACGCAAGGATGCGTTCGAGAAGACACTAGGCACTGGACGCTTATACTTCTTTGATCACTTTGGATCGACAGCCATTGAGAACATTGTCAATCGTGTGAAGTATATGGCTAAGGGACTAGGCTGTAAGTATGTATTCTTAGACCACTTATCCATCATCGTATCCAGTCAGGACAATGGTGATGAGCGTAAGGCCATTGATGAAATCATGACCAAGCTTCGCATGCTTGTGCAGGAAACTAACATTGCTCTCATCATTGTTAGCCACCTCAAGCGTCCATCAGACAAGGGACATGAAGAAGGTGCAGCCACTAGTTTAGCTCAGCTAAGGGGCAGTGCAGCCATTGCACAACTTAGTGACATGGTGGTATCTCTTGAGAGGAATGGTCAGGCTGATGATCCCATTGAGCGTAACACCACCAAGGTGAGGGTGTTGAAGAACAGGTACAGTGGACAAACTGGTCCTGCTTGCAGCTTGCTTTATAACAAAGACACTGGCAGAATGTTTGAGATTGATGATGCTATGGAAGGGATGATGTTATGAAACAGTGGGATGGTCTTGATGATTCCATCATTGGACAAGCTTCTGTATGGAATGGTAATGAGAGAGTGGAGGTCTTGGTCTACGATGCTGATCTAATGATCAAAGTATTTGTGGACAGAGATGGTATGTCTGAAGAGGAAGCCAATGAATATATTCTCTTCAACATTGAGGGTGCATACATAGGAAAGGACACACCTGTATTGGTGTG